CACGCTGACAGATGCAGTGTCGATCCAAGGTAATGCGATTAATGCCATGAACGAAAAAGGCAATGGCGGTCGCAAGCAATACAAAAGCATCGGAGAAGCAATCAAAGACAACTACGAAGCTATCAAGCTTGCATGGCAGAAGAAAGGCCCTGCTGTTGAAATTGATTTGAAAGCTGCTGGCGTTAATACGCTGACAACTTCGCTGACTGCAATGACATCGCCTCCAACAAATCCTTATGCGCCTAACTTGAACGGTCAGCCGCTTGATTTGTTTGACATCTTGCACAACCCTGCTTTCGTTACAGCGCATTGCTCTGTTGGTGAAACAAACCAACCGCGTCTTGCATGGATTAATGAACTTTCTCAGCAAGGTGCGCCTTCGCTTGTCACTGAAGGAAACAGCAAGCCAATCACACAGCACAACTTTCAAGTTGAAATTTCTGTCGCTAAAAAAATCGCTGCTTACATCGCATTGACTGAAGAGTTTAACGACGACGTGCCATACCTTGCAACACAGGTACAGCGTCTTTTGCAAAGAGATGTATTGCGCGCATTTGACGATCAAGTACAGACAGACATCATTGCACAGACTACAGGATTCGTAACACCGAACAGCTTGTCCGGTTCAATTGCGAATGCTACTTTGTGGGATGCTGTAGCTGCTGGTCTTGCTCAGATTACTTCACTGAACTACACGCCGAACATTATCGGTTTGAATCCTTACACTTTCTGGAAGATGCAGATGGCTAAGGATTCTCAAGGACGTTACAACATGCCTCCATTCATCAACCAGATCCAAGATGAAATCGTTCAAGCTAACAAAGTTTGGCCGAACATGGCTTTGATCGGTGATCTGCTACAGTTCAATGTTGAAATCTACAAAGATTTCAGTCTTAGAATTGGCTGGCAGAATGATGACATCGTTCGTAACCAGTTCACTGTCGTAGGCGAAATGCGTTTCCATGATTATATAAGCTCTAGCCGTAAGAACGCTATCGCTTATTATAATCTTGCAACTGCTCGCGTTAACATTACTGGTACTGGTTCTTAATTTCTAATTAAGCTCTACATGTCATTAATAGATATAACATATTTCCAAGGCCAGCTGTCAATCGCTCAGCGTGGGCAACCACAAGTAGCTGCTGATATACAAAATTATATTGACAGATATGAAACTGAGTTCTTGACAGCTGCTTTGGGATATGATTTGATGACTGATTTTTTGAACGGCATTGCGGAAGATGCGCCAGCTCAAATCTGGCTTGACATCCGCGATGGTTGTACTTTTAAAAATACTTCTGGATGGTGGCCAGCATTCTATGCTGCTTTTCCAACTTGTCGCCCGTTGTATAATAGCAATCAGAATTTGAAATGGTACGGATTTGCAGGGCAAGCAAATTCAGTCGCACAGCCATCTCCTGAAGCTGCGTACATCTATTATCAGTACATGGTGGATTTGAACACCCAGAACACTGGAATGGGAGTCGTGAAAGCTAAAGGCGAAAGCGCTGTAGGCATGCCAAATCATAAGCTGGTAGATAGATGGAATAACATGTCAGACCAGATTGTAGTCCTTTGGCAATTACTCGCTACAAGAGGGCAATCTGTTTACGGGAATTATTTTGTCGGAAATATTGATTACAGATTTTTTGAACGTCAAAATTTATTCGGGATATGAGCGATCAGATTCCAATATATTTAGTGGATATAATTAGTGATGTTGTTGCATCTGTGCAAGCAGACGTATTGACTGCAATTCAGGCAAACGAAACAGCGGCTATTAATCTAGATACACAAATTCAAACAGTCAATTATCAGTATGGTCATAAATCCGAGTTGATTGAGACGCTTTATCAGATGGATAAAACTGATTTAACAGCGTATTCAAAATACCCGTGCATTTTCCTTGTAATGGATTTCAAGGAGACAGTTGGCGGAACGCCCGGCATTTATGCAAATGCTGTGCTTAACGTTATCATAATGCACCACTCGACTATCGACGATAAAACTACTGACAGGTATGTAAAAGTGTTCAAGCCGGTACTTTATCCTTTGTATTTGAGTTTTCTAAAAGCTCTCTCAAAACACAAAGCCGTCCACGTTTACAACGTTCAATCTCTTAAGCATGATAAGTATGACAGACCAAAAAATTTAGTTGGCAACAACAAAAATTCAGACGAAAATGAAATGTTCGTTAACGATTATGTAGATGCTATAGAAATTCAGAATTTGAACCTGCTAATAAATTCTTCAACCTGTATAAATTAAAAAATCATGTCAAAACTAAATGAACTTAATTGTTCGGTTTTCACAAAAAATACAGGGTTCAACGCGTGCTACTTGGATTGGAAACTTTTCAAAGGCGCATTCATTTATCAGTCACCGAGGACATTCTCTGCGGCTGAGCTTGCAAATTTGGAGACAACTCTGCAAGATGATGCGTTCAGCGATGTAAAATCCACACGCGCATACCCAATTCACAACTTCGTTGCGTTGACAGACAATACAGAAGATGTGATTATTCAGACATTCGATTACGGTGCTAAAGCTATCGTAAGAGATGGCGACTATGACTGGACTTTCGAATTCCAAGATGGTGGTGCATGCCTGACTCGTTCAGGTCGTACACTGAATGGCAAGCAATACATGCTTTTCTATGATTCAGAAAACAAAATTCTGGGTCAAGATTTGAATGGACAGTTTTCAACCATTCCTTTACAATTCTTGTATTTCAAACCATTTAAATCTGCGACTGGATCTGCTGCTGCATCTTACGGGATGCGTGCTGTATTCAACGCTCGTTATGGTAATGAAGACAGTGCAGTTGTAAAAAGCGATTTCGATCTTTCAGAAATTACCGGCTTACAAGATATCGTTCTAGAAAAGAACGGGTTCAACCACAACACTGGTATGTTGAACGTTTCTATTGTCACTGATTGCGGAGCTAGTGATCTGTACGGACAGTACAGCGCGAAGTTCACTGTCGGTCTCTGGAACGCTTCTAATACGCAGACGGGAGCCCCTATCACGATTACATCTGTAACGCCGATAGCAGGTACAAGCTCTTTTAACGTGCAGCTATTGCATTCTGATCCCGATTGGCCAGCAGATGGTACTATCAGTGTCGGTCTTGCAGTTCCTTCTCTGCTGACAGCAGCAGGTATCGCAGGTTATGAAGCTGTCGTACTTGAAGTCGATGTTTCTGGATCGTAAAATAAAAATTAAAAGTCGGGATGAAATATTCCCGGCTTTTATTATATTTGTTCAAATTAATAAGCGATGATCTACAAAGGCACATCTTTCAATATGAAATTTGTCTTGACATTCGACGATGCAGACACATTTGCAAGTCATCCAGCAAACAATAGTCTCTGGACGAACTTGAAAGAAAGTGATAGGATAGAAAGGCTGAAAACGTTTTTTAAATTGGCTACAAATGCCACGGACGATAAACAACCTAATTCAGTCAAGCAGCAAGATTCAGATCTTGGACATAATAGTTCAAGCGATGGAGAATACAGAGAAGCAAGCGATTTCGGCACAGCAGCAACAACTGATATCGGGACTTCGTAGTGACGATGAAAATATTTTCAACATACAGACTGGTAGCGATGAGTATTCGCCAGCGTATGCGAAGAAAAAAGGTAAGCTCAAGCCAATAGACCTGTACGATACAGGTGCATTTAGTGGCGGCGTCTTCGCTCAGCCGAGCAGAGACGGGATTCTTCTTGACAGTTCAGATCAAAAGAGTCAACTTTTACAAAAAAATTACGGTACTGAGATTTTCGGATTTGGTACAGGCGCTAAGACAGATTATTTAGATGCTGTTGGACCAGAATTTGTTCGCTTGATTAGCGAATCGTTAAACGAAAAAGTAAGCGTGTGAATCAACCTTGTGACACTTGTGGCGACAGCTACATAAGCACAGTAAAAGCGCGGACTGCGTTACAGCAGAAAGCAGAAAAAATGCGTAATGAGCAAAACAAAGCGATGGCAATCTGTAAGGAAGCGACAGGCAACTTCATCACCACTCTCGAAAGTGCATACGCAAATCACTTCCAAATCGAAGAAGTTATATACTGACTGCAAACGATTGCCGCTTGATATTTTTATTGAATGCTTACTTGATAATGATTTTTCTAGATTAGTTATCGAAGGCGAGCCAACAAAAGCAGAAATCGGAGAAGCGTGGATGAAAATATTTAATGAGTATTCTATACATGCTGGAGGCGATTCTCATAACGAAATTTTCATTAAGACTAAAGCTATCAATGCTTTGTCTGCAAAAATATTTATCATAGAGGGTCTTTGTTGTAACCTAAGACACGACCACTATGAACCAGCTTGCAAAATCTTGAACGGATATGCTCTTCATTGCGATTTGAAAGCAGACGATTCGTATAAAGTGCGTGCTGAAAAAGTAGAAATGATATTAAGCAGAGCAGGTAGATTTTACACTCAACTTGATAAGCTCAAAGTTCAGCTTTTAGAAGCTCAGAAAAAAAATGTCAAAGGTGCTGGCGGATCAGATTATTTCGACGACATGCTTAATTTAATGTCTGAACAAAACGGATATATGGTCCGCGCTCAAGATATTACAGTGACACGTTTTATAAAGATGATTAACAAATTGCGCGACATTCAAAAACAGCAGCAATTAAAAACTATGAAGCATGGCTCTGGAAAGAATAGATAGTTTATTCGATCTGAATGCTATTCAAGACGAATATTCGAAATATAAAGATGTCGTACAAGCTTCTTACGATAAGCTGTTAGAATTATTTAATTTAACAAAGCAGTTTTCTACTGCGAGCATTGGTACTGTTGGCGATCAAACTGCCGCACTCACTGACAAAATTAGAAGCGCAACATCTGCAAGCAACGATCTTGCTGCTGCGAAAGCTAAGCTCGCTCAGCTATATACTGAAGAGGCTAAACAAGTAGCTGCTGTGCGTCTTCAGATACAGCAGCAGACAGCAGAAAATAAAAAAGCTGCACAGGAAGCTCTTGGCATCGTTGATGCTTATGGCAAGCTTACAAAAGCATATAACGACGCTCAGCGAGCATATAAGAACTACGCACTTACTCTAGGCGAAGGAAATGCGACGACTAAGAATGCGCTCGCAGTAGCTAATCAATATGGATCTAGACTTAAAGAGCTTGACGGTAATGTAGGTCAGTTCGGTAAGAATGTCGGAAATTATTCAAGTGCGTTTTCTGGTCTAGGTGATAAAGTAAATGAATTTTCTGGTCAACTTGCTGAACTTGCTATAGGTGGTACTGTAGTTGAAAAAGCATTTGAGTTTCTTAAAGGATCTGTAGATGAATTTAATAAAAGCGAGCAAGCTGCAACAAGATTAAAAAATATTTTAAATAATGTCGGTCATGCTGATTTATTTAAAGGTTTGTCAGACAGTGCTGAAGATCTTTCTAAACAACTAGGCACAATAAAACCTGATGAGATTGAACAGGTTTTTGGCAAACTTGCTGTTTTTGGCGGTTTAACAAAAAAACAAATCACTGATTTAACGCCAGTCATTATTGATTTTGCTAGAAATAGTGGTCAGTCGATTGAAGAGGCTACAGATACAATAACACGTGCGCTTAATGGCCAAGGTAGAGGCTTGAAACAGTTTGGTATCGACATAAAGACAGGCGGAAGCGAAGCTCAAAATTTCGCGACCATTATGGATCAGTTAGCGCCTAAAGTAAAAGGGAGTGAAGAGGCTTTTGGCGACACGCTTGAAGGTCAAGCTAAAAAAGTTGATGTTGCTATAGACGAATTGAAATTGAAAATAGGTACTGAATTCGCGCCGTCACTTAAACAGGGAGAGGAAGCATTACTTGCGTTCGTCGTTAATATCCCTGAGATAGCAAATGAATTCAGTGATTTAGCTGGAAAGGTTCATGAAACTGTTCTAGCGTTTATAGACATCGCTTCTTTTGGTAAAATTGATTTTCTGACAGGTTTTGAAAAAGCAAAATCAGACCAAGAAACGCTCACGAATACTTTGCAGGAGCAAAACCAATTAAAGGCCTCCGCTATTGAAATAGCAAAGAAAGGTTCTGATGCTGTTCACGAAGAAATATTTAACCAAGTCGAAGCTGTCAACCTTCTTAAAAAAGAAGTCCAGGCTAGGAAAGATAATGGCGATATTTTTGGTGTCTCAATCATTGAGCAGCAACATGCAATAGATAATGGTGAAACATTTATAGAACTACTAAGGGAGCAGGCTAAAAATTTAGATAATAATAATACTAAAATCGGGCAGGGTCCTGGTTTAACTGCTGAACAGCTTGCAGCGCAAAAAAAGTTGAATGAAGAGCTTGAAAAAACAATCGAGCTTCAAGATAAATTAAATATTGAGCGCGACAAAGACGCAGCTAACAGTAAAACATCGCCTCAAGCTGAGCGTTTACAATCTGCTGCTGAAGCTTACACTCTAGAATCTGCTGCACGAAAAGCGCAATTCGAAGCTGCTTTAAAAGATGCTGGCAACGATGCTCAAGCGAGATATAATCTAGAACTTCAATACAATATTGACGTTTACGGTATTGACAAAGCGTATACAAAATTGCGAGTCGATATTATTGAAGATGCAACAAAACAAGAAGCTGATTTTATAAAAGATCAGACTCAGTATTATATTGACCAAGCAAAATTGCGGGCTGATGCTGACAAGCAAATTGCAGCAGACAGACTTCAAGTCTCAAAAGATTCTCTTACAGAAGATACAGATTTTCAACTTCTTGCTAATCAAAGAAATTATGAAAAAGGTTTAATTGATGCAGAGAAATTCGAAAAACAAAAAGCAGAGATTTTAAAACAAGGTAGTCTTCAATCTATTTCAGATCAAATTGCAGAGCAACAAAAACTTTTAAGTGCAACGCCTGAAGTAAATCCTGATGGAAGTTTAAATGCAGCTCATCAAGGAGCTGCAACAAATATAGCTAACCTAAAAGTCCAAGCTGGCGATATAACTACTGGCGGTACTGAAGCTGACCAAAAAAAGAAGGCTGATTTAAAGAAAAAAGAAACAGACCAAGCGAAGAAAGATGCAGACGCGTTAATTGATTTATCTCAAACGCTTGTTGACTCAGGCTATCAAAAAGAACTTGACGCGCTTCAAAAATTACAGGATGCGAATGAAAAACTAAAAGCTACAGAGATAGATCGTATAAACTCATCTACGCTTTCAGAGCAAGACAAGGCTGCAAAAATAACTGTTTTAAATGCTCAAGCTCAAGCTCAGCAAAATGCAATTGACCTTCAGAAAAGAAAGGTGCAGCATGACCAAGCAGTTGCAGACAAAGCATATAATGTAGCTAAAGCGACTGAGGAAGGTATAGTCGCGACGCTTGCTGTTATAGAAACACCTGTTCTTGCTGCTTTAGTAGCTGCTGCAAGCGCTGTAGCAGTCGCTAAGATCATCGCAACACCTGTACCAGCATATGAAGAAGGCACTGACTTTCACCCTGGTGGTGCAGCTCTATTGCATCATGGCGAGCTTGTTACAGAACCAGGTAAAAACCCATTCTTAACGAGCGGCGTTGGTTTATATAATTTGAAAGCTGGTACTACTGTAATGACAAAGCAAGAAGTTGATAATCTTATGCGTGAAAGCGTTAATCAAATGCACGTTGACCAGCATGGCGTCTTAAGAAGCATGAGTAATAATAATTCTGGCGATGTCAAAACTGAACGCGCAATTGTTTGGATGACTCAACAGCTAAAAAAAGAGCTTCGCAATCAGAAGAAAAATACTGTCATAAAGAATGATATAAACATGGACAGGATAAATTATTTACAGCAAAAAGTATACAGATAAATGGGAAGGCCGCAGCGAATGTTTTTGCATTTTTTAACTGATGTCTCTGGCAATTGCTATGCAGTTGTTGACGGGCAAGTTACTACTGTAGCTAATAAATGGTTGAATCATTCACCAAAAGAATGGCGCGACCAAACGCTATCTTGGGGTCGCAATAATATTTATTATGGTCTTGACCGCACCTATACTGATGCATATTCTTTTGTTGAAGACGGTGCGCAAATTCTAAGATACTTGATGTATGGCAGATCAGGTGTCGAAGAGCTTGTTTTTTTGGTTGTATTAAAATGGAATCCAGATACAGATGTCTATGAAGATTATTATAAGTGCGAAGTCGATTTATCGCAAATGCAAGATAGTGTTGAGAGTGATTTTAAGGTCAATCTTATCGAAGGTGGGCTTGTAAAACTCATTAAAGCTTATGACAATACCCAGTTTTCAATACCAATGGACGGGTCACTGCCTGAACACTACAAAGTAAATGTCTCTGGTATATTATTCGATGATGTCTTCCATTATACGTTCGTTCCATTTACTTTCTTGCCAGAGCATGCAGTTTCTGCGTCTGCTGATTTACCACTTGTTTTTGTCGGCAATGATGGCGACAATATTGGAATAATTCATGGAGATCCTACATTTGACGAATTCAGTGATACAGACGGGACTCATCAAAATACTTCAGCTAATTATATTTATCAGCCGAGCGAAGATACAGAAGTGACTATTAAAGGCTTCATAGTTGTAAAACCTTCGACGAACAAACAATCTATTTTGGCGCTTTCATGCATGCTCGGTTCGCCATACGATATAACGCAGCCAGGTCTTGATTTAATACTGACGCAAGATATAACTGCTCAGAAAGCTATTTATTTCAATACGACTTTTTTAGTTCAAGCGAATCAGAAAATATTTATAACTGGTTTTAACCAAGATGGTGATAATCCAACTTCAATCGTAGGCGGCTCTTTAGATATTATTTTCAGCTCTAAGTATAAAGACACGCAAGTATGGTGCATGTCTGCTTACGATTTTCTAGGCTACTTGCTTAAGAATATTTGCAATTACGCATCTTCTAACGATGGTGAGATTTACAATTATGGCTTTCAATCAGAGCTATTAAGCCAATTTCTTGGCTTCTCAATAACTTCTGGCGATGCTATCAGGTCGTCAGGCGATCCACAGTTTGTAAAATATTTCAATCCAGTCACTCAGCTTGGCGCACAAGTAAATAATTATTTTACAAGCTACGGGCCGACAGCAAAATCTTCATTGCGTGAATTTTTTACATCAATGAATGTTATTCTTAATGCTTGTCTAGGTACTGAATATGATACTGACGGAAACTTGGTAATGTTTCTTGAAGACAAGAATAAAGTTTTTGATTCGTCATCTATAGATATGGATCTAAACGAAGTATCTGAACTTAAAGTCAGCTTAGCACAGCAATATATTTTCGATATACTTAAGATTGGCTATGCTCCTCAGACTTATGATGAAAAAGCTGGCAAATACGAATATAATATAACGCTTCAAATGCGTTCTGTCATAAAAAGAATTCAGCAAGAATTGAGTTTGATTTGTCCAATACGAACAGACAGCTATGGCATTGAATACACTAGATTCAATTCTACTAAAGATTCAAAATCTACGACTTATAACAATTCAGATCAGTCAGTATTTTTGTTGAATGCTGACATAACTTCAATATTCAGTGATACTGATAAAGTAAATGTCGCTGTCAATCCTGGACCTAATGGATTTCCATTAAAGATCGGGGAAGGAGGGCAGGATGTGCCTTTCTCTGAACAAACTGGAAACTATTGGCAAGTTCATACTGACAACGCTATGTTTGTAAGCAATTCACTTCCTTCAGCGTCTTATTTAATTTCATTAACTTTTGCAGGAACTATTTCTGGCGCGCAACTAGACCCAGGTACTAATACTAAAGCGTATGCGAATGTTGATTTTATATTAAATGGTGTTATTATTGCTTCCCGCCAGTGGTTCGTATCTGCAACGTCGCCTTATATTGGCGGTTCTGTTACAGGCGATACTTTTTCATTTAACCAAGTTATAAACCCTACTGACCTGTGGTATATTAGAGTTTCATCAACGCCAACCTGTCAAGTTATTTTTAACGATAACACTGAAATGAATATTGGATCTGGTGCTTTCACTGCTCAATTAATCGGCACAACAACGATAGCGCCTGGCACGCACCACCAACCAATAGCATTCGACGAATGTTTGCCTGATGTGACAGCGCCAAACCCTACGATCAGAACAGGTATGACATATTTAACCTTCAATGATAGCCTAGCTAACAAAAACTTCAATTATACTGCTCGCGACATTATCGAAGCAAATAGCTCTTCATCTGGATCTAATCTCGGTTTTGCGCTTTATGTTCAAGGTAAAATTGCTTTCAGTGTTGTTCATGCTGCTAATATCGGTACGTCGTCTTCTTTTACTGACAACTTCGCGTCAATAGCTCCAGCAGTTTTCGATTTTAATGATGTAGTATTAGCGCTCGCTCTTTGCGAAGCAGGAACGACTGGCTTAATGACGTATGCTGAATTTGTAATTACATCTGCTGCAACGCCTACAATTCCAGCGATTAAAGTATATGAATTAGCAAGAGAAGATTACGATTATGTAATTGGAATACCAAATGCAACGACTGCTTATAACATAAAGGATTTGACGCCGAAGCGGATTCTAGAAAGACATGGAAATTATATAAGGTCTGCTTTGTTTCAGCAACAAGCTCAGCCACTAAAATATCTATCGTTAGATAAGAATGAAAATCTGATGACATCTTTAGATGGTGTTATTATTTCAGAAAGGAGCGATGAGATTGTAGCTGATTTTGCAGAGCCACTTTTTTATCCATACATATTCGATTTCAAAACAACTATACAAGATTCATTTACGAATCTTATGCAAAGTTCAGTAAATGCTCATATAACATTTACTTATAATAAAGTCAGATTCTATGGCTTTCCTATAAAGTGTTCAATACAACCTGGCAGCGAAGAATCTCAGCAATGGCAACTACTCGCTTCGCCAATGAATGATTTGACAGATTTATTTGATCTTTCTATTAACGGATTAAATTACCTTCAGCTTATGACTTTTGGAATAACAGTCGCGCATTTAAATCCAATTCAGTTCGTGCCGATAACGACTGTAATTGATCAGCGATACAATAATCGGAATATGGACTCTGATTGGTATATAAATCAGATAGACAGATGGTCATCTAAGAGAAACTATTTCCAGAAATGGCAGACAAACGACACTATAAACTTTCAGCTTATTTCGAATGGCGCTGCACCTGCTTCAGTAAGTATTATTGATTATACTGGAAAAGCGATTGATACAATTGCAATGACTCAGGTTTCAACTACTGGTTTAACATCGCCGTATATTCTTTTCCAGGTTTCAATTCCACTCAATTCATACCCTGAAGGTACTTATTATCTCATTGCGAGTGTTGGTGCTGGTTCTGCTATTTCGCAATTGATAAGCGAGGGTATTGATTTGAAAGTAGTACACGACGACACTATATTGATTGAATATACGCATAGCAAGAATAAACAAACTGTAGTCTTCACTGAACCAAGTTTGCCTTTTACGCCAAATTTAAGAGTAGAAGGAAGTGTTATTCGTTTTGTGCCTGGAATGAATTCTGCTCATTATGAAGATGAGCCAGCAGACGAATTTACTATTGATGGCGTTCCTTTCAGAACATTCACATTGATAATTGGCGGAGAATATTCTCCAGTGCCGCCTTACATTGCTGATAAAGTAAACAGAATATTTGGCCTTAACACAGTTCTTGTAGACGGAACTCAATATGCTCGTAGTGGTGATGCTTCAATGGAAGCTACAAGTTTTCCAGGTGAAGCGATGCAATATTGGAGCATGCAGATTCGTCAAAGTAATAATCTTGAAGCGTCTACGATCACGCCTGACGGATCGCTTGAAGATAATTTGTTTGCAATTTATAATATAGAAACTAAGTCGTTTGGTGATCTACATTCACAAGTAAGTAGTAATATTGTGCAGGTTGAGCATGTCGACGAAACATAAAAACATTTTTGTAAAATGGGAACATATAATCCAAAAATAACGATAAGCTCAGCGCCTGGTATTGCTGACAATTTATATATTCAATTGTGCGAAGCGACTGCGCCAAGCGTGCAAGTTGCTGGTCAGCTTTTGACACCGCCGCACAATACAAGTCAAGCTGTTCAGTTCACTGGTCTAAACAATGTCATTCACCTCGTCACTATATACGAGACTTCAGGAACAGTAGCTGGTGGCACTATTAGAGCTAATTTCAGCATAGATCCAGCAACTGGTGGGACTGAGATACGTCTGCCGCTTTTTATCTATGCAGGTCTCACAGCCGGCTTTCCAGTAGGGTCAAATACATATACAGACATTACTCTTGCAGGTTCTTTATTTGATCTTGAGATAAGAGGCGCAGGAACTCAGAATCCATCTACTGAGTATACATTCGATAATGTAAACGGAATAATTGCTGTAACAGTTCCGTCTGGATATCAAACACAATCTGGCGAATGTTGGGTTATTCATTTCTTGCCTATTGTAGTCGACGCACCACCTGCAACGCCTTCAGCAACGCCATTCAGCACTTTCGCTCAGCTTGTTTCAGATACAGTGCTAACATCTTCAGATCAAGGAAAAGGATTTTTTATCCAAAGCGGCACTTCAAAAATACAAATAACACTTCCTGCTGCATCTACAGTCAGCAGTTTGTCTCCATGGTATTTTATGTCAGGGAATGGTCTTCATGTAAACGCAGTTATTAAAGCATCTGCTGGCGATACGATATTTTATTTTGGCGGACCTGTAAGAGGCGATAGCTCTAAAGTTGTTCTTGGTCAATGGGAGAGCGGTCAGCTCATTCCTATCTCAACAAACGGATGGATTTGGATTCCTTTTGGCTCTGACTCTAGACAAGTCGGTGAAATATGCATGTCATATAATGCATTTCCGCCAGTAAATACAATACTTGCTAATGGTACTGTTCTTTCACGTACTGTTTACGTAAGACTTTGGGATTATGTTCAATCATTAGATCCGTCAATCGTTGTCAATGATGCAAACTGGCTAAATACATCGCTTAATAATTTTGGTAGATTCTCGCTTGGTGACGGATCGTCTACTTTTAGAATACCTGATTTGACAAAGACAGGATTTTTACAATTTGTTAATGGCGCTTCTCGCAAAGCTGGTTCATACCAAGCTGGTCAAGTAGGCGACTTTACTTCTATAAATCCTATTCCGATTGGAGATTCTTTCTTAGGTGCTGGTGGTGGTGGTTGGTCTGGTTGGGTAGGTAGAGGTCAAGCAAGTGAAGCACCTGCAACTTTTTCAACTCGTCACAATATTGGATTAAGAAACATTCCTGACAATACAGGTATTTACGCATTAATACGTATATAAAATGAAAAAACTATTATTCCTTTTTGCTTTTTGCCTTTCATGCTTTGTTGGATTTTCTCAGAATTATATCCAGCAATTTTTGTATGGCGTAAAATATTCTCGTATAAGACCAGACTCTATACAAGGCATACCAAGAAAATCTTCTCTGCGTGTCTCAGGCACAGCAGGGCTTGATTCACTACCTCAAGTCTTCGTTCTTGGTCATCATTTAATTTTATACGAAGCAGGTAATTATTGGGATGTCAGCGCAGGTGCTGGCGCTGGCGGTGTCGATACAACAAGTTTATCTAATAGAATAAATTTAAAACTTAACCTTTTAGATACAGCAAATATGCTTATCGCTTACTTGCGAAAATCTGATGCAGCAGTGACATATTACCCGCTAACTTCAAATCCAGCTGGCTATTTAGCTTCAGGGTATTTAAACAATGTAATCAATTCGCTTCAAGTTGTAAATGCTGGCGGTGCTTTAAGCTGGCAAGCTGGAACATATGCTTCTCGACCATCACCAGGTATAAACGGAAGGTTTTATTTAGCGATTGACTCAGCTAAAATCTATTATGACAATTCTGGCGGTTGGGTAACTGTCAGTGGCGGCGCTGGCGCAGGCGGAGTAAGTGCGCTCGCAGGCTTGTCAGACGTGACAATAACTACACCTTCATCTGGGCAGCTATTAAAATGGAACGGAACTAAATGGGTAAACTACACTATTCTTGCATCTGATGTAAACGCATGGCTTGGGTATACGCCTGAAAACTCGGCAAACAAATCTAATTCTCCTGTATTAGGTACATCTACAATTTTATATCCTACTCAAGATGCAGTTAAACTTTATGCAGATTCAATACTATATAAAGATTTAGCTACTGCAAATGGCGTAAGCAAATCGCCTTCGTTTCCAATAATGACTGTTTTTCTTGGTCAGACAATTGGCCAGGCGGGTAATCCAGCTGCGTTGACTCATCATACTGAAATTCCTACTGGAACATTTCAATTCTTTCTTGGATCTGTATCTGCTGGTACATATATAGAGTTTGATAATAATAATAGCACTATAGATATTGAAGATGCTGGAGCTACTTCAGGCGTTCACTGGAATGTGAAAGTAGGCGGCGGCAGCGGAAACGATGTTGACATGAATTTTGGTGACCAGAACATGAATTACAATATAGCTACAGAGCTTTTGCAATTCAGCGCTTCTTTCTATGCAGATGGGCTCGGTGCTAGTTCTTCTGGATCTATTGGATCATCTCAGACTTTCGGCCCTCATAACTTTTTCATTCTTTCTAATACAGCATCAGGTAACGATACAATAAAATTAACACCTACTCTAGGATTTCCTCGTCAACTTGGTGTAGTTAAAAAAGGCGCAAATAGTTCTCATAATGTTGTATTGCTAAGCACTACTGGGCTCATATACGATGAGCATGGATTAAGTGCAGCGACATATTCATTTTCAGATTCAGGGAAATCAGTATACTTTATAAACGCGTACCCTGACACATATATTATAGGAACTACAGGCGGTAATGGGACCAGCGGGGGCGGTGGAGGTTCGTTTACAAATCCTATGACTTCAGTAGGTGATTTGATTGTAGGATCAACTTCTGGAAATCCTGCGCGACTAGCAATCGGATCTGATACAAGCGTTTTAGTTTCTATTGGCGGCACTGAGCAATGGTACAAACACTATACTTTTTATAGATCTGGTGTCGGTTATAAAGCAGGCACAACTCAAGACACAGTTGAGCTTGGAATAAATGATTTTCTTGCTGATGTTCATTTTAATGGATCAGGAACTTACTCATTGTTTCTAGATTCTCTTTTAAAATTCCAAGTAAACGCATACGGCGCTTTAAATACAGTTGTAGATGGAATGAAAACAGCAAATCAAATAGCTGCAACTTCTGGAAATTTTCAATACGGACCGTCATACAAAAGTGAAGGACAAATTTTCTTGACATCTACTAAAGAGGCTGGTATTGGATGGTATAACCACACTAATCTCATTGGCAGTACAGCAGAAAATAGATTTACTTTTGAAAGTAATTTTAATGGAGGCCCATATTCAGATCAAGGATACATAAGCGACAATCCGACTGGCGGTAGAGCGCATTTCACAGTAGGTGATTTTTTAGCAATTAACGCGTCTTATCAAGAAGTTTCTGCAACGTATTCGATGCAAAGCTCCGGATTTATTTATTACAATGTAGCTACAGCAAATTCGTTTACAATAACACTTCAATCAGTAGCTTCATCTCTTGGTGGTTTTGAAACAGAATGTCACTTCTTAA